CAAACTTTGTTCCAAACCCTGCACTACTCCACGGGTATACACTGACATAAGGGCTGCTGTTCTGGGCAACAGCCAGTGCTGTTCCGTCCGGAGAGAAGGCTACACCATTGCCTTGAAAGGAAGGCGTTGTCGCAGGGTCAGCAAACTTCGTTCCAAAGCCTGACGCACTCCACGGATATGCAGTGACATAAGGGGCATTAAAGTGACCGATAGCTATTTCTGTTCCTGCTGGAGAAAAAGCTACGCCATTCCCTTGCTGAGCAGGCAACGTTGCAGGGTTAGCGAACTTCGTTCCAAACCCTGACCCACTCCACGGATATGCAGTGATAAATGGGGTGGTACTGTGAGTAATAGCCAACTCTGTCCCGGCTGGAGAAAAGGCTGGAGTACGCCCAATACCAGCAGGCAACGTTGCAGGGTTAGCGAACTTTGTTCCAAACCCTGACCCACTCCACGGGTATGCAGTGATAAATGGGGAAATTTCGTGGGCGACAGCCAATGCCGTCCCTGCTGGAGAAAATGCTACGCCATTCCCTTGACCAGTAGGTAGTGTTGCAGGGTTGGTAAACTTCGTTCCAAAGCCTGACGCACTCCACGGATATGCAGTGACATAAGGGCTGGTAGTGTGAGCAACAGCTATTTCTGTTCCTGCTGGCGAAAATGCTACGCCATTGCCGGTACCGGTAGGTAGTGTTGCAGGGTCAGCAAACTTCGTTCCAAAGCCTGACGCACTCCACGGATATGCAGTGATAAATGGGGTGATACCGCTAGCAACAGCCAGAGAGCGCGGCGGGTTTACTGGGGTAGCAAGCCAGCAGAGCCACTTCGTAGCCGCTACTTTTAACGCCGTCAGCACATTGCCAACAGGAACGCTCTGGGTGCCTGTTGTGAGCAGGGTGCTTCGTAGCGTATCGGTCGTGATCGCAACGCTCAACGCCCGTGCCCCAGTTTCGTTCACGAACACCAGCACGGTGCCGATGGTGTAGGCGACGCTGGAGTTTGCGGGGATCGTGAATACCCGTGCCGCCGTATCCGACGCTGGGTGGAATATCTGATACCCTGCGTCCCCAAGGACGAGGGTGTAGTCTACGGATTTTATGAGCTGCGGATAGTTGACAACCGACGCCGAGCTAGTCCCAACGACGGCTTCCCCATTTGCGCGGATATAGCTCACGCAATACACCGTCGTCCCATCGCTTTCGTACACCGCTCGGTCGTTTGCTGCGGTGGTGATATTCGCCGCACTCGGCAAGTTGTTCGTTGTGGCGTTGTGCGTGAGGACCAAGATGCCGTCAAAGATGACCGTGCGGGGGCCACGGGTCAGCGTGACCGCCGTGATCGTTGTCGTGCCCGTGATGTGGACACGGTTGCCCGTGGCGGTGTTCAAGTTGATGGTCGCGGCGGAAGCAATGGATGTGCCAGTGGCCCACTCTTGCGCAGCGGTAAACGTGTTCGCGCCAAGAACCGCATTGCCGCCAGCCGTTAGCCCCGCCGCTGTTCCGGTCAGCCCCGTCCCCGCTCCCGTGAAGGCGTCAGCGCCAATATCAATCGCGCCAAACCCCGACGAGATTGAGCCAGCGTTTAGGGCACCAACGCTGGTCAGACTCGACGCCAACACGTTGCTGGCAAGGGTTGCGCCCGTTAACGCTGACGCATCAGCAACAGCGGTAATCGTAATGTCGGCGCTACCGTTAAACGCTACGCCGTTGATGTTGCGCGAGGTTTGCAACGTCGTTGCGGTGCTGGCGTTGCCCGTTACTGCACCAGTGACGTTACCAGACACACCACCCGTTGCGGTGATAAGCCCCGTGACGCCAAGTGTGCCCGTAACACTCACGTTGCCCGCAACAGTCCCGCCAGCAGACGGCAGATAGGCAATCTCCTCCCACGCTGCGCCCGTATCAAACCACAGCTTGACACTTCCCGTGTCGGTGGTCATCCACTTCCGTCCAGCCGTCCCCGCCGCAGGACGAGCGGCTAACAGCGACGACTGCACATGGATGCCACTGTCGATGTCGTGATCGACGTAGGCACTGCGGGTGGTGTTGTCGTTGCTGAGGACGACCGTTGCGTTGAGTAGGTCGCCATTGACCGGACTGGTAAAGGCGGCAACGCCATGCTGACCGATTGTTTGCGCCACTAGCGCCTCCCAAGGGCAAAAGTTTCTAGCTGGAAACGACCAAAGACAGGAATCGTTTGGCCTGCGTCGATGATAGACACGTCGATGTAATACCCCGTGCCGCTCATCTGCACACGGTAATTGCTGCTATTGGCGCTTCCCCACAGCCCGTATCCCCAGATGCCAGTGCCCCATCTGCTTGAGACAAAGGTGGTCGGCAGCGTATAGGTGTCCGTGGTGGAGTCTGTCACCCACTTGATGATGGTTGACGAAGAACTATCCAGCGATGCCGTGATGTAGCCAAAACGAAGCGACTTTGACAGCGCATCATCTCCGCAGTACATCCGGTGCATCTGGATGGTCATGGTATACGGAGTCCCACCCGTGCCATCAGACAGTTGGTTATCAACGACCACGCCCGTCTCATCGCAGGTTGTGACATACCCATCCTCATCACCCCGAAGCAAGGCAGGCAGTCCATCCGAATCAATGCTATCAAACAAGGTGGTCGTGGCAGGGTCCAAGAACCCAGACTCCCACGGACCAGACCATGCCCGTAGCACGGTGTGATAGACGTACACGCCATACGCGGGCACGTTGATCCACAACTCACGGGTTGCACGGTTAAACGTTGCGCTGATATTTGCCACCTGTGCCGAGGTCAGATTCCGAATGACTGGCAAGAGGGGGTCAGGCGTTTCTACCGTACCGACTGCCGACACTTCTGATTCGTTGCAGGAGTACAGCCCCCGCTCAGACACGAAGAACCCCAGATTGCCAATGCTGACAATGGATCGTGGAGCAATGGTGCCAACGTCTGCGGTCAAACCTTGCGGGGCGACGGTGATGTCGTCCTGCCCGTAGCCTGTCAAACGGCTAATGCCGCGACGATGGAAGATCAACAGCGAGGTGTTGATTGACGCAAGCCCGACAACCGTTTCATCGGAGAAGGTGCGGACGATGATCTGCCCACCACCCGCTGACCCGTTGGCAAACGTGTCGCCGTTGTTCAGCGCCGAATAGAAAATAGAATCGGGGAACGTTGCATTGCCGCATCCCCACAGCCGCTGGTTATGGACCGCAAGATTGGTGACCGCAAGCGTCCCAACAATGTTGGTCGTCAGCGCGGTGCCGTTCCACACGTTGAGGAGGCCACCGTCAGCAATGTAGACCACATCTGCCGTGGCATCACGGAATTGCACAAAGGACGGAGTGACCGTCGTAGACAACGCGCCAGCTTGAGCGGTCCATGTCCACGGGTAGGTAGACAAATAGGTGGACGTATGCAGCAGCCCGTTGCAGACAATCATCAACTCTTGCGTCCCACCATCCTTCCGCCATGTGTATCCATTCAGGATACTGGCCGCAGCAATGGGAGAGGCGGTCGTCCGCTTCGTCCCACCCCGCTTCGTGACGGCCCCATAGTCTGTCAGCCGCGCATTGTCCGCCCTCCGCATCTGGTTGGGCAGCACGCTCGCATCATCCGACACGCTATTCAGCCCCCCATCAAACTTGGGCTGCTGGTCTACGACCTTCTCACGGCCTGCCATTAACCGCCACTCCAGTCATACTTCACATCTGGATAGGCCATCATCGTCGGGTTGATCGTCATGCGACGAATGTCGTCGAGGAGCGACTTGCGGTCATCGTCGGCCATCGCCTTCAGGTTGGCTGCTGCCGCCGCTTCCGTGCCACCCTTGAGGAGGAGGAGAGCAGCCGCCTGCCACACCAACACCAGATGCGCGTTGGCAGGATAGTCGATGATACTGGCATCACCCACCAGATCAGCAATAGCCGTGGGCTTGTAGTTTACGCCGACATACAGCCCCAGCGCCGACGACACGGGCAACGCCTGTACCGCCTGCCCCGCGATGTAATACAGGCGGGGGTAGGTCGGCAGGTAGTTGCTCGTCGTCGCTAGCGGCACATCTTGATACCGTGTCTGCCCGTACAGCACGTTGCCGTCGCTGACGGACAGCATACGGTAGAAGTTCTGCTGCGTATCGCCAGACCCGCTATCCAGCGTGGTAAACGCAAACTGGCCGTTGACATCCGTGCTGACCTGACGAATCGCAAACCGATAGTATGGCGCAGCGTTCAGGATGTTGGACCACTCGCTGTCAAAGACGTTGTTCAGCACCAGCTTAATCGTGGCGTCTGACCACCGTGTCGAGCCAACCGCATCCATGTATTCGCGGGTGTCCAGTACCAACTGACCGAGGGTGACCGTTGCCATTGTTCTCCTTAGCTGACTTTACGAGGGCGTCCACGGCCACGGCGCATGGTAGACGGATCGGCACTATCCAGCACTTCTCCAATGGCGCTGTCCATCGCCGCAGACATCATCCCCGTGTTGTAGTTCTCCACGGAGTCGGTCAACCGCTGGATGTCTTCTCGCGGGAAGGTGCGAATCATATTGCTTAAATATGACGGGGCTTCGTCGGGGCTACATCCCAGCGGCAGATAGCCAATGATGTCATAGGCCATTCGTGCGTCGTAGCTCTCGCGCTGCACCCACTCCCATCGGCGGTCATCGGGTTGCCACTCCATGCACACAGACCATGTAGGCACTCCTGTGTCCATCAGCCGCAACTTCAGTCCGCTATGCACCTCCCGAAGCCGCCGCTGAATCTCAGGCGACGGCTCGGGGATGCCCGCAGGATTCACCAGAATCACGGGCTTGTTCATGCTACTCTTGCACCAGCAGTTCGATGTTGACCGTGATGTCGTCGGGCTGCACTGAGACAGCACCCACGGTCACCATCGCCACCCGAAGGCTGCTCGCCGTGGTCAGCGTCCGCTGGGCGTCCGTGGTCGAGGTCAGGAACACAAACTGCAACGGCGTGTCTGCCGTCTGCGTGTTGATGTTTAGGCCCTCGGTCAAGGCGACTGCCGTTGCGCCCGTCATTTCAAACAGCGTGACGACACACGACGTCGCGGCGGTCGGGT